ACGCATAATCCAGGCCTCGGGTATCCCGCGCGTGTATGTGCAATCGGGCCAGCCTGGACAACCAAGAAACTGGTTCCCGTTTGTTCGGTTTGTTTTCACGCGCAAAAGTTTGCCGCAATCCGGGCACGGAATATCGGTTTCTTTGTTATTCTCGAATTTCGGTGTTTCGCTCATTCGTCATCCCTTTCTAAAAATCCCGTAATCCGCATTACACCAACCGTGTGTATATTATTCCGGCAATGATGCAAGATAACATGCTCTGGAACTGTTCCCGGTAAACGGAAATTATAATCTTCGTCAGGGGCAAGCGGTAATTTAATATCCACTAATATCTCTTTTTCTTTGCCACAAAAAGAGCATTCATAGCAGGCATATGCTTTCATCTTCCAGCCCCCTTGCTATCCAATCGATAAGTAAAGCTACAGCCCGCCCAGCTAATCCACATTCGGCGGCGAGCCTTGAGTAATTTCATGTCGCGGCTCTCAACAAATGGTTTACGTGTTTTCTTGCAGGTCGTTTTACTTGTCATCTGTTCCGCCTTATCTCCACCGTGTCAAGCGGCCTGTACAGCCGTGCTACGATGGCGGATAAGATAAGCACGGCTGTAATTAGCATAATCGAGATTATCTTATTCATCCAAACAATCCTCTCAGGAAACGCCGGGCCGCGAGACACGAATACCACATTGCTTTTACGGCGCGCTGGCTTTTGTTGTGTTTCTTGATGTGTAACCGCGTTACCTGTTTGTCGCAGATTTCGCAATATAGAAGCCTTCTAAATCGTGGGTTTGGTTTTGTCATTTCGTCACCGCATCCTTATATGCTTTCCCCGATGAAGGGCTGGCAAATCCGAGCGCCGCCGCAATTTCTCGCGTGGTTGCGTTTGGATTTTTGCTGATAATGTCTCTCGTGATGCGCAACTTATCCGGGTCAAGACCCTGTACACTTGTTCGGTGTACAGACTGTACAGATTGTACACCGTTGGACGCCTTCGCTAATCGCGCCTGAGCCGCCACAAGTTTTCGCTGCGCGTCGGTTTCTTTGATACCAAGTTCCGCTTCCCCGGTCATATCCTGAAAGTACTGATAAATCCCGCTCCCAAGGTATGCAATCAGGGTAATAAATACCATCGTAGCGAATGTGCCCGCGTTCTTTGCTGTGTAAATCCCAAAAAAAACGAACATGGCGTAGACCAAAGCGCCTCCAATAGCCAGCCACATGACGCCAAAAGCCTGTTTTCGGAACGCTTTCAACGCCATCGAACACATCAACATACCAGACAGCTCCATTCCTACGGTAGCCGTAAACGCACCAATTAGGGCAATTCCCCAGGGGATACCGGCATTTAGCATCCCGCCATAAAGATTATTCCCCAGCATAAGCGCCGGAGCTGCCGGGGTCGCAAGCGGGGCAACGATGGATTGAATCTTTGATAAATCGCTCATAATCTCTCCTCTCCCCTACTGAAATGGGGTGAATGTGCTATCTATCGACCGATTTGGGCCGATAGGGGGGCTTTTAGGGGCATCTTGGTTAAGTGGGGGGCATGTTTCTTCCAAGTTGTCAAAGAAATCATATCCCTTTTTGGTCAAGTCAATCCCACCCTTGTGTGTATCATCCGCCCACTCAGCCGCGCCATATTTTACAAGAATGTATTGCAATGATGTAAAGCGGCCCTCGCTCAATAGATGCGTTTTGGCGGGCGTCCAGTTGTCGTGAATTAGCGGGATACCCTGTCTGATACCATCTCGCATTTTCAATAGTTGCTCATGGGTAGCGATATTCTGAAATAGTCGCAGGTCAAGCCCGGCTGAATACGCTTTAACGGCGACGGGTTGCGGCTCTGGTTCCGGCTCTTCAGCTTCGTTCTCGTCTATTGCCGCTTGCTGATTGCCATATTTCATCCGGTAAGAGACAACAGACGCGACCACATAAACCACCCCGCCGAAAAGGATGACTGCGAATATCATCCCGCCCAATTGCAGCCCGCCCGAAACCATAGCGGCTTGGTCGCTGGCCTTCTGGGTCGCCGTTGCAACGCGCTCCATAAGCAGCGCATTTTGGCGGGCTGGCGTCTGTGTCATCCCGATTCGCGCCTGTTCGGTTCGTACTGCTTGCGATGTGGATTCGATAATCGCCTGCATGGTTGGCGTGCCCGCTTGTATTGCCGCTTCGGTCGCATGGTTTGCCACTACCGTGCTTTGCGCATCCGCTACGTCCTGCGCCGCCCGTGCGCTTACCCGGTCGATTTCCGCTTCGGTCATTTTGGGGATTAGATAGCGGGTATCGATGGTCGGTTGCGGGATGTCCGTCGCCGTTTCGGTTGCGGTCGGCTCCGGCGTGCCCGTGGCGATTTCGGCCATCAGCGCGGCGGGCCGGGTTGTTGCGGTTGCCGATGGATTGCCGTTATCGATGCCGAAAATCTGCTTACAACCCTGAACCATAAATAGCACAGAGATGATAAGCCCGGCAGAAAAGACAATAGCGAAAATCGAGTAACCGTGTTTCATTTTATCCATCCCGGCCTATATTCAACCGGTTTCCAATTTGGATCACAGGGGGCTTCGTTCTGCGGCGGCGACGGATAACCGTATGCCATCGCAAGGAAAATCATCGAGCTAATAACCAAGATAGCCCCGCCAACGATAAAAAACAGCGCAGCACCGGATACAATCGCGATGGACACAACCACCCCGCCGCACAAGAATAAGACAATCCCACGCGCCGAAAAGAATCCGAAACGAATCCCGATCAGCACAAAGGCCAGCATCCCAATCCCGGCAGCGATGGCGATACTGTCCATTATTGCCCCGCCATATATTGCTGAATAAATGGCAACGTGATAGCGCAGCAAATCACGGTTGCAAACAGGGCAACGATTGCGTAAATCACGAAAAATTTATCACCCGCATTTGGTGGCTCTGGGGGAAATCGCATATCACACCCCCAGAGCGGCGATTGCCAGCAACAAGCAACCGGCCACAACTAGCAGGGTAAATCCCAGCTTTACGAAAAAGATTTCTTCTTTTTTCATTTCTCACCATCCTTGAGTGCCGATGTTGCAATCTCTGGCCCCGATGCGCGCCAAAAGGTATTCAGGCGCCCATCGTCATCGTACCGCCAGTTACCAGGCTCGGCGTACTGTTGCAGCGCTGCTTCGAGCTTGGCGATACGGGCAATTAGGGCCACGAGTTCTGCGCGTGCCTCGTCGATCTCGGACGCATAAAATTCATCCCCTGAGCACGCGATAATTTCTAAAAGTTTAGGCGTTTCCATCGTTGCCGCCTTTCTCGCCGAGCCACGCTGACCACAGCTCAATCGTTTTGGCTGTCATGGATACACCCTCGCTTATGCAGCGGGCGTCAAACTGCTCTCGCAATTCAGCCGGGATAAGCAGGCCAGTTTTGATAGTTGGGACGCCAGCCTTGGGGGGCTGCGCATTTGGAATATTCTTTCTGCGACCGCGCTTTACGTCTGTCATTGTTTATGCTCCTATCTGATTATTATCATACCCGATATTAACTGCATTACAATATGCGTGACAATTCTTTAACATAACTGTAAGGTTTATTAGCTTATTTTTATTGTAATTGGTCATAATCTATGATAATATTATTGTAAGGAGAAATGACATGAATAAAAAATACACCGTAACCGCAAGAAACATGAAAGAACCGGCATGGATTACCGTATCCGCACCAACCGCAGAGCGGGCAATTGAAAAGGTGGAAAACTTTCTGGGCATGGCTCTGGATACACCCCTGGCTATTGAGGTGAAATAACATGGGAAACATCTCAATCCTGAACGGCTACACCACCGGCCTAACCAATGAGCAAAAAGCGGCAAATATCATCGTCCGCCTGATTGCTGTAGTATCACCCGATGAAGCCGGGTCAATCGTTGCAGAGTGCGTCAAGGCCTACATGGAAATCAGCGATGATTTTATCCGGTCGCTGGATTGGATGACACGCCAGGCCGAAGCGAAACACGCCAGCGGCGACACGCTGGAAACTGTTGCAACCCGTCAGCAACGCCTTGAGTGCGAACTGTCCGAAAACCCCACCAAAGAGCGCGCCGATGCTATCATCGATGAACTCATGGAAATCGAAGCGTGGTATCAAAAACAGATGAATTTTATTGAGCCGGACGCGCTGCGCTGCGCACGGTATGGGGAGCAGTTATGAACCAAAAACGCATCGTCGGAATTCTCCGCGCAAACGAAGATGCTCTGTCGGATGGCTACGGATTTTATTCCGGCTCCGAGACAGAAAGTGTCCTGAATAAAATCGCCGAAGAAATTATCAACGGCGACGGCAAGAAAATCGAAACGCTGCAACAACTCAAGGTGGCGGCGCAAAATAAGCGGTCTGTGTTCTGTCCAGGATGGAAAAGAATACCAGCCGCCTTTGTCATCAATATGACCGGACTCAAGATTTTGCAAATGATTGAATCCGGCTTATACATTTACGAAAAAGGAGAATGACATGACAGATGCAATTGTGAAATCAGAAAGCACTACCTTGTCTAACTTTGGCGGGCGCGATCCCATCAAAGAAATGGCCCTGCGGATTCAAACCATGATGCCCAATGCGCAAAAGCTAGCAACCGCCGAAGCGATGGCGGTTGCACAACTCGCTTTTGCCCATGGCCTCGACCCGTTCAACGGGGAAGTGTGGGGCATTAAGCGGCAGGATACCGGGCAATGGTACGGCGTTATGGTTGGTATCAAGGGATTGCGCAAAAGCGCCCGCCGGGAAGCCAAGCAAAACGACAGCGATTATTTCTTGACCTATATCAAAGTTGACCCGCGTAAGTATGATTTTCAGCCCACCGATGTAGTTTATGAATGTCACCTGCGGGATGTCGCCAGCTTTCAGGCATGGGTGAAAATTGACGTTGCCATGATGGCCGCCGGAATCGATAAGGAAACAATTAAGGAATCTCTTGGGCCGGCCCCGGTTGTTATCGGAGTTGGCAGGGCAAATCCTAGCGAAAAGTCCAAGATGGATTTGCACGCCCGCGCCAAGAAACGTGCTGAAGCTGATGCACTCAAACAAAAGTATGATCTGAACTTTGGCAATGGAGTTATGGTAGAAGGCCAGAAAGAAGTTGCCGCAATCTCTGAAATTGCCGAGGCCGCCGAATTTGGCGAACCGGTTCAAGATGCGACCATTATGGAATACGAGCAAGAACCGAGCGATCCGAAGCCCACTATGAAAGCCCAGGACATCATCGACGAAATGTATCCCGCCGAAGTCCCCAGCGAAAATGTAACACGCAAGGCAGAGCCGGAACATACCCCAATTGATACTTACGAGACCCACGGCGAATTATGGAAACAAGCCAGCGCCGCCGGGCTTATCAATCCCGAAACCGTCAAGCTGTGGGCGGTTCGCAAAGATGCCGACGCCGTAACAATTTCTGATAAGTGCGCTCTCATCCGGGACGCGCTCAAGTAGTAGGACTTCCTTCCCCGCCGTCACCCGGCGGCGGGGATACCAGACGAAAGGAAAACACGATGCACAAATACACCAATGCGCTCCTGGCCCTTTTAGCTATGACGCAAGCCAAACAAGAACAGCAAACCGCAGAAATGCGGCTCAATATCGCCGAAGAGCCAGGCAAGCATCACACCAAGCCCGAACGCAAGCAGACCCGCGCCGGTCGCGGTCGCCCAGCAAAGGGATACGACCCGGTAACGAAAACCTGGAATAAGTAGGACATTTCCGCCGCCGGGGGAGACTTCGGCGGCGGATACGAAAGGAAAACGAAATGCCAAATTTACCATATGTTGAAGATTTACAGACGCCCCACAAAACTCGCGGCAAAGTCTTGCGCGATATTTATAACTCACACGGTGTATTATTCGCCGCAGCCGGGCGCGTGGTTGACGTTACGCCGTCCGCTATTCTGGGGACGGTTTTCGTTGACAATAGCGGTTATTCACTCATGACGTTTGCCGAAGATGTCGAAATTATTGCGGGCGGTGAAGAATGAAGCCCGGCGACATCCTGCCCGATGGAAGGCGGATACTCGACATCTGGAATAACATCAGCGGCGGTCAGACTGTGTTCTTATCAGACGGGGCCGCATTGCTGATTGAGACAGTTAAGAAGTTGATCAAATAACACATCTGCAAACCAACCAACCGCCCGCTGCAAACTGTCTGCAAAGCACAGGCGCGACGGGCGGTGATATTATAAAGGCAAGGAGAAAACGACCATGACAACAATTCTGATCATCAGCCTTGCGCTAAATATCGTTCTTGCCGCCGCCGTCAAAACACTTGGAACCACTCACTTCGGCACATTGTCGCCTGTCTTTACTCACGCGTACCTGCACCTACTCTCTGCCCTGCGTATCCCCTGCTCGGTTATCGTCTATGACATTCGCAAGATGCACGAACTTAACGCCGTATTCGGTTACAGCAATAATAACCGTGACCTGATTCCGCGCCTGACCAAAGTCCGCCGCAGTCGTGGCGATTTGGTTGGGCAGTACGGCGGTGATGAATTCGTTGTAATCGCAACGGCTCACGCCGGAAAAACAATCGCGCGGCGCATCATAGCGAGAGCGAAAGAAATCACGCAGAGCATGACGTTGGCACAGCGCCTTGAATTAAGCACGCGTACCGCCGGAATTGTTGACGGGTTGCACATCGCCCTGGCCTGCGAAGATTACACGCGGGACGCACTCAAAACAGCGGCGGCGTTGGTTGACGAAACCGAACGGCTGAAAGAGTCCGGCGCAAGGCAAACTGGAAACCGCGCTACAACCGGCAATATTGGAACGCTTATTTCTGGACTATAGAAAGGGTAACAATGACACTCAACGAAATCTTGCAAACAATGGGTGACGCAGGAAGCCACCTTGTAATCCAGCAGACATCCGGCGAGAACCAGGCCACCGAAATTATCAGCCGCGCAATGGACGAACTGGTAGAACAGAGCGCAGAAAAAGACGCCCTATATCGAGCCTTGAACGATTTGTTTATGGCGTGTTCGCGACTAACTATCGAATCAATGGATGATCTTTCAGCAGAAATTGAGCAAGCAAGCAAGGCGCTATCTGAATACAGTGCCTTAAGACCAGAAGATTTATGACATATCGCATTTGCGCCTTATCCGACCAAGAGCGTGCCGCGTTGGCTGTCATCCCTGATGACCATGCACACAAGTGGGGTATGTGGTTCACAGATGACCCGGGCCCAGGGATTATCTCGGACAGGTGCAAGCGCGTCTGCAAATGCGGCGCGTATCAGGTCTCCCACCGAACGCCATGGGGCACGCTGAAATCAGAGCCGCGCACCGTGATGCTGTAATCAGTAAAGAATTGGAAACTTGAAATGAGCCAAAACACTCCCGAACGTCACGAAGTCAGAATCCTAATATCCGACGAAGTATATGACTTTCTAGTCCTATCGACCGGCAAGAAAGCACCCGGCGACGCCGTGCGCGCTTATATTGACAAGCATATCGCAGCCGAGTCAAAAGCCAGCATGAGTGATGAGCGGGTAATCCGCTGGAATGAGCGCCGCCACGCTGATGGCTTGATAGCGTATTACTCCAAACGGATGAAAATCGACTACGCCAATAGCCCAGAAATCAAAAAGGCAACGGCCGAATCGCTGGCCTATTTGTGACCGATAACAAATATCACCCCTTGACATAGGGCGATTTGTTGTACAATAGATCAGGTTAGCGGGTTGACCCGTCACAAGCGGGACACGATGCTAACCGAAAAATACATTGCGGGTGGAGGGCAAGGCGTCCTATCAGGCCCATAACCTGAAAAAGCAGATTTCGATTATCTGACCCGCAACAACCTTTATCAGATTAGTGGATAGCATGTATCGGGTCTGACGAAATGCAAATACAGTCTGCTTGGAAGTTGCAACCGGGTATCAATGCAGGCCGCCAACGTTGCAAGCGGTAAAGTTGCAAGCCGGAAAACGTAACCGGCACGATATTATAAATTTATTTTGTGCTACGTGGCCTAGCACGTCAGCGGGCCGTCTCGCCAGAGCAGGGACGGCAAAGGAAAGGAACGAGACGATGAGCGCAATACAAGAAATGATTGAACGGCTAGTAAGCGATAATTACTCTATTCACTTTCGTAAACATCTGGGTAATTACATCGTAACAGTGACCGACAAATCTAATGGCGCTGTTGAGGAAGTAGCACGCGCAGAAAGCCAAATTCTAGACGATGCAATTGCCGAAGCATTCGAGACAACCCCGGAAAGATGCACACGGTAGAAGTTCCCGCTTGACACTTTGGGCCGTCTCGCCAGAGCACGGACGGCGCAAGGATAAGACGATGAGCCAACATAAAATCATACGAACGACTGTCCATCACCCAGATACGGAGATTGTCGAAAAAGAGACGCATAACGGATTAACGCTTACATCTTCCCGCTGTTATACAGATTGCCGAACGCTCAACCAGGCATTTCGGCTGGCCAAGAAATTACATGCGCCAGGGATTGAGCAGGTATACCGGAATCGTAGCGGGAAAATATCGGCGCGGATTTGGGAACGAACAATGAAAGATGGCACGGCGCAAACTCCAGCTTGACTTTTTCGGCGGATTGCATATAATAAAAAGCGTAAGACGGGTTACACCAAACCCTTAGAACCTTAGACATAGCGCAAGCCAAAAGCGCAAAACCGAGTAATCGCTAGACATCCCTTGTGGATATTTCTCAGCGGTTGACATTGGTTACTCATGCGGGTGGTGCCGCAAGAGTTTCTTTTGGCAACCGGTCAGCCGTTGAGAAATGTTTACAAGGGATTTTTTGCTACTATGGGCGCTTACAGCAAATTGCACAATTACGCAGCAAGAAAACTGCGAAATAGCCTGCCAGGGGTTCGAGTTATGGAAAACTATCATCCAGACTGGCTATTGTCGCCAACCGGGACGAGGATGGAACTAGATATTTTTATTCCCGATATAAACACAGCTATAGAGATTCAGGGGGAACAGCACTTTAGTTTTATAGGATTTTTTCACAAAACCTATGCCGATTTTGAAAAACAAAAAGAATACGACAAAGAAAAGAAAAATCTTTGTTATGGTGCTAATGTAAAATTATTAGAAGTATGCTCAGAAAAGGATGCCGATATTGTCGCTTACGAACTAGAAGAAAAATATAATAAATCCAGACCTAAATATTTTTATCAGGCGGACGATGAGTATAGAAAAAAGCGAGAGACTCGGAATGCGCCAAATCCAGAAGGAAACCGAAAAACGAGAAAGGCTCTATGGAACGCAACGGATGAAGCCGCAGGAAAAAGACTAAAATCTTTAGTAGAAAAAGTGAGAAAATACGAAGCCGGAGAGCTTCTCGAAAAACCGGAAAAAGTAAAAAAGTGGAAACTCGTAATTCAAAACAATGGGTATCTTGTAGAAGATTAGCATAACTACCCAAAAGCAAAGGTGATTTTTATTCTCGGGTGAAATATGGCAGAGCTTGGTTTTTCTTGCGGTAAAAAATGTCCAACGTGTAACGAACCGGTATCACTGGATGCGCAGGGCCGTTACACGTGTTTCTCTTGCGGCGGGTTTGTTCGGATTGACCAAGAAAAAAGCGCAGAGAAAGTATCGGCTATTCAGCCGCCATTATTCAAAACCGGCTGGGGGATTCCGTCATGAATAAATTCTCAGATGATTTTACGCTGGCAATGCACCAGCTATTAACTGGAGTATCGGTCGAAGAAATAACAGCGCCAAATGGAAATAGCGCCGAATGGGAACGGGAACTATTCAACGATATAAAAAGCGCGCCATCAAATAAGCGATTATCTATCTATCATCAAAAAACATTCAGTATGATAGACAAGCCGGAATTAGATCGGTCTATATTCAACCCGCCCGCCAAAGTTGCTAAAGTTGAATATATCGGAAAGAAAGAAGAATCGGCTTTCAAGGCGGCAAACTATGTAGATGTCCTGAAACGGCTTGGATATGAATTTAGACAATGCGATCTAGATGACTCCATTGAAGTAAACAAACAGTCTATCTCGGATACGGTAGAGGCCGAAATTAGGGCGCGCGCGCGTGATATTGGCTTGAATCGTCTTGCCTATCTCCGAGACGCCTATATCATGGAAGCTGCGAAAAATCACTACAACCCGATTATCGATTACCTGACATCGTTGCAGTGGGACGGCGTAGACTGGATCACAACCCTGGCGTGCCATTTGGTTGACGAACATGATCTAATGCCTATCCTTTTACGGCGCTGGTTAATTGGCGCTGTTGCCCGAGTTTTTGAAGAAACTCAGAATAGAATGCTTGTCCTTGATGGTAGGCAGGGTATAGGAAAATCCCGCTTTGTTTCCTGGCTGGCATCACCACTGACGCACCACTTTCACGAGGGTGAAATCAGAACAGATGATAAAGACTTCAAAATCCTTTTGTCGAATACCTGGATATGGGAAGTATCAGAGCTGGGGAGCACTATCAAGCGCAGCGACGTGGAGGCCCTGAAATCTTTCCTTACTACGATCCGGGTGAAGGTACGCGCTCCGTTTCAGCGTAATCCAATTGATAAAAAAGCCATCACGTCATTTATCGGAACTGTCAATAACATCGGCGGGGTACTGAATGACGCCAGCGGAAACCGGCGCTTTATGGCTACAACCCTGCTAAACATCGATTTTGATTATGTAAAAATCGATGTCAACCAGGTTTGGGCGCAAGCCGTCGCGCTTTATAAAAGCGGTGAAACTTGGCAGATCGAGGGCTCCGAGCGGGAACTGGTAGACGAAGCGAATAAGAAATACGAAACCGAAAATCCAGTAATCGATTTGCTCAGAAAGAATTTCGAGATTGACGCAAGCCGCGAGGATTGGTTTGTTTCCACCCTGCGATTGGTAGAAGTCCTGCATGAGAACGGCTGGGGAAGCCATAACCCAACCGGGGAATCGATGATGATTGCCACTGCTTGCAAATCTCTTGACATCAAAAAAGCCTACCAGATGAGCAAGGAAAAGGTTTTGCAGCGGGGTTATAGTGGAATCCGGGCCAAAATGCCCTGAATTAATCAACCTTAATCAACTATCAAAAGTATAGTTGATTAAGAAAAACGACCTTTTTTAATCCATTACTATGAAGAAACTACCATATGAGCGCAGCACGTTAATCAACTTAATCAACTTAATCAACCTTTTAATTAAACTAAAAATTAATTAATATCATCCCTTAATGAAAATGGATGATTAAGTTGATCAGGTTGATTAATGGAAAGGGAATAGACGATGAAAAATATGCTAAATTTTGCTCTTGAATACGCGGCTCGGGGCTGGTTTATTTTTCCCTGTCGTGAAAAGGACGGTTTGTTATGGCAAGATGAGAAGGGAAAGCTACATCTTCCAAAAGCAAAAAGCCCATATATTAAGCAGGGGTTACTGAACGCCAGTAAAGACCCGGCACAAATCCGTGCTTGGTGGGGTAAGTTTCCGTCCGCCGCGATAGGCTGTAACTGTGGCATGTCTGGCCTATTTGCCTTTGACCTAGATGTCAAAGATGGCCGCGATGGTCACGGCAATTTTTTAGCCCTTGAGATTGATACCGCCGGAACGCTGATGACAATGACTCCCTCGGGGGGATTGCATATTATTTATACCGGTAGCGGTAAATCATCGTCTAATTCGGTGACAGGGGTTGATACGCGCGGGCAGGGTGGTTATATTATTCTTCCCCCATCTGAGATATTTCAAAAGGGGGTATATGAGGCAATAGGCAATTGGTCAATCGTTCCCGCCGCTCTTGACCCAGAAGTTATCAAGCGGCTATTCCCCGAAAATATGCCAGCCAGAACAAGTAAGGATTACCCGGTTTTGTCCCCATCAGAACAGGTGACGCGTGTTCAAAAAGCCCTCGACGCCCTTGACCCGGCCCGCGCCGCTACCTATTCCGAATGGATTCGGGTAGGGATGGCCCTGGCTGATTTAGGGAATGACGGCCTTTCGCTGTGGCATCGCTTTTCTGCTCGTTGCCCAGAAAAATATAATCCCGCTGAGTTAGATGCAAAATGGGAAACGTTCCGCGCCGGTAGCGGCCTTACTATCGGAACCGTTTTTTATTACGCCAGCCAGGATAACCCTGCTTGGTTTAAGAGAGCATAGCCTGGCCCGCGCCTGAAAGGGTGAGACGAGATGAACGAAGCAATTGACGAAATTATCCAGAAGATGCAAGACGGCTGGGCCGCATGGATTGAACCAAAGGTATGGCTAAATGAAAAACAAAATAAGCAAAACCAATCAAGCGGCAATTGAAGCCCTCCGCAGACAAATCCAGCCTATCGCGTTTGATGCGAATATATACGACAGGGGCATAGGCGATTACCCCCACGCGGAAAATTGCTCGAATAAACGCAAGGCGCTACTGGCTGCGATTGTGGAATTGCAAGGAATGCCCGCCACAACTGTAAAAAAGATTGACGAGCAACCGAAATTATTTTGAAAGGGACATCATGAAACATTGCCTAGACTGTGCCATGCCGCCATATAGCCCACACGCGGCCCGCTGCCGCGAACACGCCGAAGCCGCCCGCCATGCGCAACAGATCGCGTACAATCGCGGCAAGCGCAAGCGAGACACCGAGAAATGGCGCGCGCTGGAGGCAGAAGTCAAGGCGTCATTATCTCCGGTTACAGAGCCGCGCAAGAGCAGGCCGGAGCCGTGGGAGAAACGCCGTCAAAAGATTCTGGCGTGCGTCGAACCAGGTAGCAAGCGGTATAGGCCGCGCGGGTGAGTTCGCCCGCTGGATTATTCTCGACTGCGGCGACCCAGCGCCAAAGTTCGAGAACTGGCAAGAAATGCTGGAATGGATACGTAAAGAATTTGGAGAAGGTGAAAAATGACTATTTCATTCGAAGAATATTGGGTAAAAGCAGCGCCGAAGTTTGGCGGAGATATGGCATCTATCCGTGCGCAAGATACTAAAGAAGCTGCTCGCAACGCCTGGGTAACGTGCCAAAATCAGTACGGAAGAATCCACAACAATTGGTTTTATCTCAAGAAATTACTGGACGATCTGGGGGACTTCTTGGATGATATTGAAATAGACTTTTCTAAATTCGAATGGGATGATGCTGACGCCAAAGAAGTATGGAAAGAATGGCGTGATAGATACGTCCGCAGACCAAAAACAATAGAGCAAGGTCGATAGTATGACCGACTTATTCCACGATCCATTTGTCGAAGTCGTTGATGGCATTATCATCGGTGATATGCTCTTTCCATACGAGTTTTGGATTGACGAACCGCGCCCGGAATACGTCACCCGCAATGGCAAGCGCCGCATCGCGAAAGGCTCATTCGAGAATGACGAACAGGCGGTAGCTTGGTTCAAAGAAAATTATCCCGCTGAATTTAGGCAGGGCGTAGAGATGCGAGTTTGGGAATAACACACCACACCCAAAATAAAAAAGAGCCGGAATAACCGGCTCTTTTTTATTTCAGCGTATTGCCATTTATGACAGGCCATGTTTTGTTACGAAGTGCAATTACCAACCGGGCCAGCGCCCAAAGCATCGTCCCCATCGCCCGCAGAATTGTTAGCATACTTGCTAATATTGTGCGAGTTGTAACGAGTGTTACTGTTGCCGGTATGTCTGTTTGCAACGGCGTGCCGATGTTGGCGTTGTACCATGTTTGTGCCTGTGCCTGTGTCCAAGTTGCCCAGTCTGGTATATTGTCGACATCGGTTTTAGCCTGCTTAATCGAAGTCATGGCGGCGACAAATTTCGCCTTGTCTGTCTCGGAAATTCCGAATTCAGAACAATAAAACGATATGGCGGTAGGCAGGGATGCAACGTCAACATCGTAAAAAATAGCTTGCATCTGTAAAAATGTTCTTGTGTCCATTTATATCTCAACTTCCATGAGCGGCCCAGCGCAGTAAAGCGAACCTGGAGAGCCTGTTTTTGTACAGAAGATGCGCACGATCTTTGTCGTGGCCCCTACCGATGTTGGACTAAAAGTTGTTGTTGTCTTGAGTGCAAATGTGGAAAAAGTGCCATCTGCACTTGTGTCAACGGATGCAATAGATGTGGCATCAATTAGCGAAATCGTCCAATAGTTAGATGCGTTGTTTGTGCCGTCGACATACACGGTTATGGCTAAGCTTTTTAGAGTCATCGTCCGGTCGATGGTAGCCGCATACGGGACTGCATTGGCGGTCATTGGGTTTATGCTGGCATACACCCCAAACGGGATAAACATCCTACCGCTCAGGGTCGTCTTGGGAACAAATATAGCAGTCAGGCCGGTTGTCAAATCTGTAATTAGTTGTGCCAGAGTGCGGTTTGTCCATGCTCCGCTTTTGCGCTGGATGATGTCATCATTGGACGGTGTTAGCCCTGCGATTGCCGTTAAATCAGAATCGAGCGGCTGATACCCGGCCAAAGATATAGCTGCGCCCACTTCGACCCGGCTGTCCGTTGTACCCTGGTAATAGATGGTTGCGGTTGGAGTTGTGCCGGCCCCGGACGGGGATGCATAAATCTTGGTAACAAAAATATCCGTGACAGCGAAAGCGGTGTCCGCAATCGTGACATCAAAATCATAGGGTGTGCTAGTTCCTGCCAAAATGCCACTTGCTGCGGACGTACCGAGCAGTGTTTCAGTTCCGCCGCTGGTACGATGAAAGAGTTTGATATAAGCAGTCGCATCTTTGACGCCTGCTGTTTTCGCCATATGCCAATGAATGTGCATAGTCTGCCCGGATATAAAATCAAATAATCCCGCAGGCGCGGCAAAAGCCTTGATAAGTGTATCCGCAGCCGCAATACTCACGGCGACATTCGCCACTGTCCCGGTAGGCCGTGAAGAGTTTAGATTTTTATACCCGGAGATGGCATTATCTGTGTCATCTCCAAATAGGGATAGCACGGTCGGTATGTCATGCCAGGCCCCGTCCCCACCTTTATATTGCGTTGCAACGCCGCTGAGTTTAATTTCATAGCCGTGCGCCGATGTGGTAGCGTTGGCCGTTGTGACATCGGATAGAGATAAGGCCGCTTCGGCGATTAGTGCCCCGGCTCCCCCGATATGCGTGTGTGCTGCAATATTGCCAACTATTTTCTGAATGGCTTGCAAAAGGGAATCCGTTGCGGCTACCACTCCAGCGCCAGAGACAAAGCCCGTTATAAGTTTGCCAATTACAGCGGCATTAGAGAGTGTAGGATTTGGGTACGTGCCGCCCAATTCCCCGCCCGCGCTGCCTGTTGGCGTGCGCGAATCAGTGAAGCGGCTATCATCTCCAGCAGCTACTGTGCCTGTCGTTGTGCCAACGTTTAGATAGGCCGCTCCCCCGAGGCCTAGAATTGTCTTTATCTGTGCCAGTGTTTTTTTGATCCAATTGCCCGATCCATCTCCTACCTGAAAATCATTTAGGGCCGTTGTAGCGGGCGGGGTATATCCGCCGCCCCCGCCGCCAGAAAAGCGCAAATCATAGACATCCTTAGCGAGCGGAGCATAAAGAAATTCGGTCATGCCGTTGATACAACGCACGGCAAATATAGATTGATTCCCGGTCGTTTGTGCCGGGATGTCGTCATAAGTAAGCAGGTCAGATTCGGCCGGAGTGCCATCGACAATGTTCAGCGTGCCATCGTCAACCTTTTCGACCCTGACCCAGCGGGCATAGCCAGCCGTCGCCGGGATGGATGCGGTTAAATCCAAGTCCTGCGCGGGGATGTCGGCGACGGCGGTGCCGTCATCAAACGCGCCGCCATAGTAGCGCAGCGACAGGCTGCCCGGAATGGGGATAAGCAAATCATTAAGAAGTCTATCACCTTCGACAAAATCCGGATCGCTGCCAAAGCGTTTATGAGATTCCGCGTGTTCTGGCATTTCGGATAAATAGCTCGGGTATACCTGGCGCGTTTTGCGCACGTGGTAGCGTCCATCGATAAAATCTAGGAACACCTGGCGACCCGGTTCGCTTGGGCATTTCTGATTAATGGCCTTGACAATCGCGCCGTTCTTACGATGTCGGCAATAAATTTCGTATGGCTCGCCGGTTTTTACCGTGCCATCCGACAGCCCGATCACGTAAATATCATTTTCGTTTTCGGGCTGATTATTGCGCTGTTCTGATTCGATGCGTTTCTTGTATTGGTTCATAGCCACGCTCTGATGTATCGCGGTCTAAAATCGGCCCCAAGCAAATCGTATAGATTGCCTGTTTTATTGAGCCAGGTTGCGGTATTATCCTGGGTAATCCATACCCCGGCGTCGCCAGATAGCGCCTGAGTGCCTGCTGCCCAAATCCATTGATTCGGGGATACCCACTGAATCGCGCTGTAATAGGCCCCGGACGTTTTGGGGAACGTTGCAATCGTCGTCCAGTTGGCCCCGCTATCGGTCGAAATCTTGGGCGTGGCCGCGGTATCTTCCCGCGCTAGGATTGTCGTATTGGTCGGTTCCCCGGCAATGCCTTCATCGTCTGCAAGGGTGATACCGGAAAAGAGCGACTCGGCAGTTCCGCCTGAGCGTAGAAACGAATTGCGGCCCCGAATGTAATTAAAATCAGCCGTTAAGCCTGCGTTCTTGGTGTATAGCGTGGTTGCCGTATTTGGGGTGATGGTGCTGGATGATTCGATTGCCCCGGCTGCGGACAGGCGCAAAACGCGCAGCGGATCATAAAGCGTTTGGGGATATAGACAAATCCATTTATTGAGTGAGTTTGTCAGGCCGCCGTAATCCCATACCGCGGCGGGAACCGTAGCGCCCAAGGAAAAACCGCCCGAACTGCCAACATAGAAGCCATCTACCGCAGTATCGAAATCCTTGCCCAGCCAGGCCACGGCATCCGCCGCATTATCATTTACGCCAAAGGCCCAGGCCTGCGAGATGTTAGCGAGCGCGGCCTCGGTCATCTGATCGCCAAATAAGCACGAATACAGCCCGCCAGTCGTTGTGCCAAAGTACAGCCGCCCGGCCCGGTTTGACCCATAAAATACTTTGACCTGACTCAGTGCGGTTTGACTTATTGCCCCGTTGCAAAGCTGCCAGGTTGGACTTGGCTCGTTGCCGTTTTTGGTAAATACAAGTCCATTTGTCGCTACCATGAAAATATAGCGCGGGCCGCCTGCACTAGGTAGGGTGGGTAATGGCAAAGGCGGCAATGGCGGCAATGGTGGAAACGCCGATAACTCAGGTAAGTTGCTCGTGCCATCGGCGGGTTTGTCGCCGTCTACCGCAACGTCCGCCGTGACAGAAACCTCAAAATCATACTCTACAGTAATCGCGCCATTGTCGTATGAATAGCTTTTGCGCATCGGGATAATAAGCCCACTGTAGCCTTTCCCGCGCGGGTTGTCAACTGGGTCAATCGTAATGCTGGCGTATTGATAAGGCGCGATTGATAGCAGGCGATTGTTTTGTACCAGCGTTATCGAAAACGGGGGGAATTCCGCATTGCCCCGCGCCAGGCGCAGCCCGGCCAAAGTGTTGGCATAGGACTGTGATTCGAGTAATAGATTTTCGATGTTATCCGGTTTTCCATAAGCCCTGTCAATATGCCCGGTTGCCAGCGAGAAAAGCGCCGGGGATGTAGCCGTGCTTCCCGTAAAGTTGATACCGCTTAAATCTACAGATGACACCTGTGGCACGATAACCCGGTCAAGCTGCAATCCCAGCGCGCGGTCATTCTTGGTGATAGTCATAACCGTGACAATCCCGCCGCGTTCTGATTCTGGGGTATTGTTTGGATGTGGCTCGATAAATAGCCGTCCGTATTCGTCGCAATGCGGGGTATATTCGATGGAAGCGCCGAAAAGTTCAGTGAGCTGGGACCAAATACTGCCCTTTGGCGCGGTCAATTCGCTGGCCTGCAATTCGGCCCGCGTGCCCGCCATGGGGTAACAATCGATGATGCTGGTCAGGTTGGTTCTGTAAAGCAAATAATCTGTGTATGCTTTTTGGGGCGTCAGGTCTTTTATCTCGACCCAATCCAGCGCCGTTTTTGCGCTGTACTCTACGCCATGCGGAAAACTTTCCTGATTTTCCAGCCACCAACCCGGCCCAGCTATGTCCAATTCAAGCGCCCCGCCGTCCATTTGATTTTCTTGGATGGTTTCGCCGCGCACCCAGCCCATGAATAGAATGTTCTCGCGGTCGGTAATCTGGCCCAGCACGCCCGGCTGCGCGCTGAAGTAATCGGCGGTAAATAGGATAATCAGCGCGCGGTCTACAATCGCGCTGAAATCGTCACCCATTAGCGTGATTTTGCCCGTAAAGTAATCATCTGCGCTCCCGGTCAAAAATCCAGAACTGACCTGCGCCGAATAGGGCGGATGCGTGGCGTCATGTACATACACAAGCCGATAAGCGTCATTTACCTTTGTATAGGTGTAGGACGTGACGCGATCCCGAATCCAATAAGTACCCGCCGCGTCAATTGTCAGGGTAGCTTTTTCGCGGTCTGGCCTACCGCCTGGCGTGGTGGTTGCAATTGAGCCGCCATTAAGCGCCGTCCAGTCATGTTTCCAAATCGAATCGCCCTGACACCAGCTATCGTAGGCATCGAAGTTAATAGCGACATCATCCCCGGTCAATTCTGCTACCGCGTGTGTCCCCAAAACGGGAACAGGCAACCAGTAGCGGTGTTGGTCGGTGTAGGCTTCGTCCCGGTCGATAAAAGCATCCCCGTTTGAATTTAGCCAGATATGCTTGGCGCGCGGCGAAACATCCAACACGCCAGAGATATAATGATTATCCATGATAATGGCGTCGCTAGACTCATTGAAGTAAATCACGCTGGATGTGGCCGCCTTGCGAATCCGCAGCCTAGCCACATCACACGCGCCGTCAGTTGTGCCAATCCATATCTCCATTTGGGGCAACAAATCGGTATACGCCCCAAGCGTGACGGTGTCAAAAGTCAATTGTGAAATGCTATCCCAGGCTATAAATACCTGATTGACCCGCGCCCGAAAGATGACCGGCGGAGCGATGATAGCCGCATAGACTTTGCTGGCCTGTCCGTTGCTGCGCAGCTTGAGCAATTCCGGGGATGTAGCGGCATGGATGGCTGGCATTAGCTAGGCTCCGGTATGGGGGTTATATCGACGCATCCTACAAAGTCAACCGCAAAACCGATAATCTTGTCACCAACCTTGTCCAAGCTGCCCTCATCCGGCCACACCATCACACATGAGTAACGCTTGGTATCATCGTCATTATTGAGTAGTTCGACGAATACCGGGCAGGATACAAGATTTGTGCAATAGACCGCCAGCGCATCGCGCTGTGCTTGTGTGATAATGCCAAAGTCAAGCTGGAATTTTGGCAAGCCCAGCCCGCGCCAGGTCAAATCTGCAAGTTGTTCCCGGCGCGGGTAATCCCAAAACGGCTGTTTTGGCGCGGGGAAGTCGCCACTATTCAGGCTTTCAATGTTGGTCAAGGCGGCTTCGGTCAATCCGATTTTTATAGCCTGTTCATATTCAAAGGTCATATTACATCCTTCCCAGGGCCACCCCGGTCTTATAGCGTCCAGCATTGATCAGCGCATCAAAGAGCTGATCGGCTTTTGCTCCCAGCATCCCGCGCACATCCGAGATAGTCACACCGTTGGCAAGATTGATAGAAATATTCGTGCTACCCGCCAGGGCTTGCATCATCGTGGATTGATTGAAATCACGCCCAATCATGCGGGAGGCAAGCTGTACATTTTGACTGGTAATCACTTCTTCCCCGGCGTGTACTGTTGCAAGTCCGGTGCTTGCCACCCGCCCGCCGATGTCAAACGAAGGACGGCTACCGGCGGCGTAGGGGTTGTAATTCGGCCCGGATTGGGGCGTTTTATTCGCCGTGCCCGTGTTGGTTGCGGCTGTATTGGCTGCGGTTCCCGCCGATGATTGATAGCTATTGAGCCATTGCTGGAATTGGGCGGTACGCTGTTGCATGTTGTTAATCCAAAGCCCGTAGGCTTCAGCCATGAGCGGATCGAGCGCCGCAATACGCTTGATAAAAGCATCTTCCAAAAGTTTCAACTGTTTTTGGTAGGCTTCGCTCAGTTTGTCAAGCTCTTTTTGCTTGGCTTCGTCAACCTGTGCAAGCTCCTGCTTATACTTATCCTGCGCGATTGCAAATTCCTGGTTGCGTCGTACCTGCTCGGCCTTGTATTGCGCATCCGAATCGGCAAGGCGGGCCGCAATATCTTCCCGGCGGCGGGATACTTCCAGGTTAGTATTCGAGCGTTCGGTGTCAACCTTTTTAGCATAGGCTTCCCGTTCATCTTTCACGCCTTTTGCGTCGCGTTTGCCAATCAGATTCTCCATCTGGTCATCGTGCTCACTACGCATCTGCGCAATGCGGCGCTGGCTATCTTCTTCCAGCCGGGCAATCTCTTTGCCGCCATCCGCCGCGATTTTGGCGCGTTCTGTATTGTGCTGTTGTTCGGCCTGTGCGCTTTGTTGGTTGAAACTGCGCACAGTATCAGCCCAGCGACTTTCTACCGCTGCCCGCTGTGCGCCCGCATTGGCTACAATCGCCGTGCGCGCATCTTCATTGGCCTGTTCCGCTGCTTTAATGCTGTCCTGGTATTCCCCAAAAGCCGTGACAAGGTTGGCTTTTTGGGGTGAATTTTCAAGCGTGGCGGTATTTTTGAGCGCGTCGGCTTTTTCCTTTTCTGCCTGTGTAGCCGCCATAGTTGCCGCCTGAATGTCTTTTAGCGCCTGTGTAGCCCCCTGTGTGGCTCCTGTGGCATCCCCAACGGCTGCGGCCCATTCATCTTGTTTTCCCACAAGCGTACCAGCGCCAAAAGCAAGCACGGTAGCCCACTGATTTAGTGTAGCAAGCCCGGCCTTTTGCCCGGCTTCGCTGCGGGCGATGGCTTCGTAACCCGCCCCGCCCAGGGCCACGCCACCCAGGGCTAACCCGCCGCCAATCGCCGCAGCACTACCGCCCGCAACGGCGGCCCCACCAGCGGCCCCCGCCGCAGCGCCCCCACCACCAAGTCCCAGCATTGTGCCAATCGAACCAACGGCCCCGGCAACCTTTAGCCCTGTGCCGACTCCCGCGATAGCAGTACCGGCCACGGCTGCGCTGCCCGCGATTTTCAAAGCGGCGGCGATAATCTCGGGATGTTCTTGCGCCCAGCCCGCTAAATCTTTTGCGAGTTGTGCGGCCTTTTCGAGATAAGGCAGGGCTTGCTCTACAATCACCCGGCCCACCTTGATGCCGCTTTCTTCCAGGCTGCGCATGGATACCAGCCAATCGCGGCTGGCTTGTTCGCTCATGCCAACGGCTTGCACGTACTTATTCGCAAAAGTGCCAGCGATGGCAAGCCCGGCGGCCCCGGCCCCGCCGATAAGTGTCCCCACCATTTGCAAGCGTTCGCCCGCCTCACGCATCCGACCAAAGGCTTGGGCGCTTTTTTGGATAGCCGCCTGTCGGCGCTGTTCTGCCTGTTCTGCTGCCCGAATCTCTTTGTTTTGGGTATAGATATAATCTTCGAGCGATTGCTTGCGGGCTTTGGCTTGCGCCGTCGCCATATTTGCGGTTTTCTGCAAAGCGGCTTGTTTTTGTTTTTCGGATTCGGTTTCAATGCGCAATTGAGCCTTTGCGCTGGCTTCGGCGAAGGCACTAAAATTCTTTATATCGGCTTGGGCTTCTTTTATGCCCTGCCCGGTTTTCTTTGTTTCAATCTCTACTGTTACTTTGCGGGTATCACTCATTAGATACCTTCTTTCAGCGCCCGATCTACCTGTTCATAGATGGCATCCAGGGCCGCCATGCCATAAATCTCATCGTCGTCTTGGTCACGTATACCACCCGGGCGCGGCAAAAAGCGATTGCCAGTCACCCGCTTCAATTGCCACATGGGATAAAGCCGCAGTAATTCGTCAGGATTATCAAGCATTGTGTCAATCTTATTCGAGCGGCTGGCAAGGATGGATTTCGCCATGCGCTGATGGATTTTCCAGGTCAAGTCTTTTTTTTCGGCGTCGGTTAGTTCTCGTCTTTTTTTTTCTCGTTAGCTTCTTTGGTTGCAAACTGCGGGTGATTTGGAAAATACTTTTCATTCATGGCGCGAATTTCAAATGCCAGGCGGCTGGCCTGCTCATCATCCATGTCTTGAACTTCTTCAACGGTCGGAGAGTTCTTAAGACCGAGCTTGAATGTTATGTATAAATCTTTCACATACCAATTCAAACTTTCATCATTTTCCAAATCCCTGGCGGTATCGAAAAAATCCGCCACCATGCCAACCGTCGCCTTGACCGGGATATACTTTGTATCGGTCATCAAATCACCGCCGGGTACTCATACAGGGCAATGCAAATCTTGCCGTCGCCTGGAGCGGCTGAAACGGTCAGGGTGGTAGCACTCACGGACGACGGAACCACAATAGCGCCGTCAACCACCAGGCGGGTTTTGGCAACCGAGATACCGGGATAGGATGTATTGAAGGTGAAATCATCGGTGGTGCCATCCCCAACCCAGGCGGCCAGCATCAGCGGATTTTCGCTCACATAACGAAACCCCTGTGAGCGGTTGTATCCATTGGTCGCTTTTGCCAGGGCCTGCCCTTGCACATCGTAGCCAGTACGGGAGGGGGTAATCGTAAACACATTGGGCAACTTTTCGTTATTCATGCCCTGATTGTTTTCGATCACGGTGGCCTTCGGGAAAACATAGGTCACATAGTAATGATTCCCCGTTGTAATGCCCTTGCAATCTTTCCATGCGATAAAGGCAACAGTCGGCTCATTGCCTTTCTGGTTGGTGCCCATGCCAGTCATGCTGGCTTCGCCCTGGGTGACGACTTTCGTCCCACCAAAGAGCGCAGTCAGGGCATCGTTGATAGCTTCGGCGTTCAAGGTAAGCGACATGCCCTCAAGCGGGGGCAATGTGGCAATCTGGCTGATACCATTTTGCGAGACGCCCGAAATGGTACGCGGGGCAGGGTCGTTAATGGTCAATTCGGCATTGCCAAGAATATCAAGGCCCGTGTACATGGTCACGGCATCGGGAGCGTCAACCAAGCCGGTAGACTGTACCAGCGGATAAGCGCGGGCCGATGCGAAGCCGTAAGGGAAAACAGATTCAGTAATAGCGGTCATTTATAGCTCCTATCGAAACTCGCCGCCAGTAACCCGGCTGCGATATTCTGCGAGAATGGACATTTCCACCCAAAGGGCGGCGATTGATTTTGTGTTTTGTACGGGCAACTCTGATACTTCCCCGTGTCCGTTTGGGGTAATCTCTATGATGTTTTTTGCAATCGGTTTGCCGTGCGGATACTGCGCAAATTTGAGATTTACAAGGTCAATCAAATCGACCAGGGCGGCCATCGTGTCTTTTTCATTGGTGTAGCGCACGCCTAAGATTGTTTTGATTTCATAAATGCGCCCAAATTCGCCGCTTGTCAGGTCGCCGGGCACATCTTCAGCCCCCGGATAACAAATCGCAAAGGCAGAGACGCCGGTATCGATAATGCTATCGTCGGCTTCGGTCACATTCGAGCGCTTGGTAATGTGTGAGATACCAACCAGCGCGGGCGGGATAGGCGGATCGGTTACAACGACATCCGGGTACAGGGTTGGTGTACACAGTCGCAAAACTCCGATTACCACATCTTGCGTATCCTTGTAGCTCATTGCGCTTGCAATCCTTTTCGGCGGGCAACCGTCACGATATTGGCACCAACTTCGGCGGGTAGGGTTTCAATCGCTTTATCGGTTTCGTCTCTCAGGACTGCCCAGCGCCCTTTGTGGATACTGGACTGTGAAAGCCCATAAGCATCGCCGCCAATGTGCTTGGCTCCGGCAAATTTATTGTGAACCTTGTAGCCGCTCTCAATCTTTTCGATTTCCCAGCCCGCCGCATATTGTCCGGTTCTGCGGGTTGGTATTCCGCGACCAAAGCCACCGGTTGCGAAAAATGCGCGGCGCTGTTTGTCGCTATCCCACTTGATAGGATAGGTGGGCTTCTTTCCCGGCTTACGCATGGCCGCCTTTATTTTGCGCACCGTGTTATAGATTTGTTGCCGTCCGATTTTCGGAATTTCGGCATCCAATTCCTGAAGCGATTTCGCTACCAGATCGCCACGCACGCGCACGGAAAAGGTAACGCCGGTCATTTGGCATCCCAATCGGTAAACGTATTCCCGAAACCTTCCCGCTGAAAAATTGGGAAAGTTGCGTTTCCAGAGTTATCGTGAGAGCGGAATGAAATCTCGTCCCGCTCAGAAGCGGCACGCTTGGCCCCCAATGCTTCCCACCCTGCGGCATTGATATTGATAAAATCAAGCAATTCCTTGCGTATCATGCCCAGACTGGATAGGTTTCCATCAATCGCCCGCTCTGAGAAAAAGCGCCCGGTGCCGTGTGCAGCATGGCATAGGTCGGATACCTGTTGATTTATTAGGCCCTGTAGCGAGAGTTTGGCGTCTGTCTGCGTTAGCGGGACCGAAAATCCGATTGCCTTGAGCGCGGTAGTGGCAATAGAAGAAACTTCATCAAGCCAGCCCTCGACGGTCGCGGTCGTTGGATTGGTCGCGGTGGTAAAAGAACCATTGTCAGTGTAAAGCGGAACATAACCAGCTACTCCCGCCGCACTACCGTAAGAGTTCGCTCCCAAAGTCATGGCTCAGCACTCCATTAACAACCAGACATCAATACTGTCGCCAGCATTAGCGCCGTCGATTTTGACGTTGACATTATCCGCGATTGGGGCAGGCTCAAGAACGGTAAGCGCGGCCAGGTTTGCGCCTGTATTGCCCTGCGGCGTCAAGCGGGGGAAAACCCATTTGTCCGTAGCGGAATCCGTGAGTGTCAGGATTGTGAGGGCCGGGGCTGCATTACCAGCGGTTGCAATAATGGCGTCAGTAGTTCCGGCGGGAGGCGTATCGTTATAGCGGACATACACACCAAGCACGCGGCCCCGTATGGGGTTTGCCGTCGAAGTGTTAGCGGTTGCAGCACCATTGCCACCCACCGCAACGCCCGAATTGATAGGGCCGACTAAATTAATTGTCATGGTTTTTTCTCCTGTTGCGGTGCTGGCTTATTACCGGCGCGATTTCTATAACTCTTTCAGAAGTAGGTTGCACTTCTTTGGCGTAAACCGGCATCTTTTGGATTTCAAGCCAATCGCTTACCAGCGCGTCGCTTTCAAATTCGGCGGGAACCGGTCGCCATTCTGCTTTCACAAATTCGCAACCGGAGAAAAGCACAACCCTGTTATAGCGTGAGTCGTTCTTTACTCTTGCTTGCATAATTTCTCCATCAAAAAGGGCGGCGCGGCTTGCTTGCCTTGCCGCCCTTTCGGGTAATATCGCTCTACGCTACGCCAGCGTTACGCCAAAGTCACCAATGACATACCATTTTCCCTGATAGGCCATCAAGCGCAAAACACCACCAATGGCGGCCCCAAATGTGGCAATGTCATAAGATGCCCCACCGCCGCCAAACGAAGTGGCAGACGTGACGGTGTTAGCCTGCGCCTGTGCGTTGATAATCGTCAGGACTTTGTAATCGTCGGTCGTTGCGGTTGGATCGGCCAGGGTAGCGGCAACAACACCGGCGACCGTTTTGGCAATCGTGCAAACGCCATTTTTGACGGTAATAGCGCCGTCGGCAACCAGGGCCTGGGCGGTTTGCTGATCCATGCGATTGAGTTCTGCGGCGGTTGCCGTTACCAGCGTCCCGCCCAAGCTCAAACCAACGGTAGAGCCGTCATGCAGTTCGACATCAAGCTCATCTACGTGAGTTTTTGTCATGGCAGCCTCCTAGCTGTGGCCCATCGCGGCGGTGCGCCAATCTCCATAGTAGAAGTTGTAGCGGGCGGTGAAATTGAAGTAGTAGCGGCCACCGTTAGGGGCTTCTGGGTCTTTCCAGGCGTCTTCCAGGTGGGGCTGTTCCCGCATGACAATCAAAATCGGCTTGACGGTTTCACTAGATGCAACGATGAACCAGGCCCCGGTATCCAGTTTCGGTGAAATCAGTGTGCTAAAGATACCAGCATAGGGATTGCGAGCACGGTCAGCGGTTCCGGCATCTTCGGGGTTGTTCGTGATATTGAAGGCCAGGCGACGATTGGTAGGGTCGGTCACGAGCAGGTTGTAGTTGTAGTCGGTGAACTCGCCCTGATCGTCGCGGAACAGCTGCGCCTTAGTCAGCACGGTTTCGAAGTTGTCGAGACTCAGCGCCAAGCTGTCCAGGTTGTCTTGAACGGTCGAATAGGCAGCGCCCTTGTCAACATGGCTATTGGAGAACATCGCCAGGGCATCATAGCCCGCGCCAAAGTTGGTTGTGGCATCGCCATCGTTCAGGGCCTGGAAAGCCTGCTGTGCAATATGCCGCTGGAAGTTCGCGCCAGCGCCACGAACTCTGGTGAGCAACGTGCCGGTCTGATCGTCCTTGACGGCGTTGCCGGAAATCCATACGGGCAGTTCCCAGTCCAGCGGTTCAACGGTCAAAGATTTCTCGATGAAATCTTGCGCGTTGAACTTGCCACGATTGCGGGCGGGCATTGGGGCAGCTCCCAAATCAACCAGGGTCTGGTTTTTTAGAGTTAAATCGATCATGGTCGCAATCGGCGACCAATCCGGCACAGGCTTAAGCGCCGTGGTCAAAAAGCCGGTTTTTGCCATTGCAACGAGATGATTGGGTACATTTCCTGAAATCATTGTCTCATCTCCTGTTTACGGAACGTCCAGAACATAGGGCGATTCGAGTGCAATATAGCAATACCCGTCCTCGACCTTGAAAAGTTTTCCAATGCGCGGATAAGCGCCATTAGAGCCGCTCAGGGTTCCCGTATCGCTCATGTAAACCGTTTTGCCCAAATCGGCATTAGTAAACACGGTTGACTTGAATCCGATAATCGACGGCCAAACGTAGCATTCGATTTCGGTCGTTTCGGGATCGCTTGCAGCAACGGCCTTGCCTTCGGCGGCAATGCCAAGAAAGACATCGCCGTCCACGCACGTGATCGACTTGGCGGTATGGGCTAAAAGAGTATCGACGCTCTGGTCAATAATCATCCCAACGCCTTTGTAGCAGGTTTGTGCGCCAGATGTATCAAGGAAAAACTTCTCGGTCTTCCCTTCGCCCTTAATGCGCAGCGGGGCATCAGCAGATAAATCAGTCATGGGTTACTCTCCATCGGCCTTTTTGATAAATTCGGCCACGTTGTAGTTTTCCATCCCGCCCAGTTCCGGCATAACTTCGCGGAACCAGGAACCGATGGACTTGCCACTCTCGACCCAAATCCGGGCGGCTTCTTTCAATTCGCCGGGCAGTTCGGGGCGCTTGACAAAGCCTTCCCCGTCATAGCCTGTTTCGGCAAACTTGACGGCAGAGTCAAGCGCCTTCGAGAGCATCTTTTCAACGGCCAGGGCTTGCGGTTCGGGCAGGGAGAGTAAGAGCGCGACAATTTCGTTGGCACGCACCGCCAAACCAAACGGTCGCTCTTTTGTCCCGCCGGCAATACCGGCGGCAAACTCAACCACGTGCTGCTTGCGCATGGCAGTTTTGGCCAGGTCTTTGGCTTTTTCTTCGGCCAATTCTCCCAGCTTGTTAAGCGCCTCGGGCGTATTCAAAAGCTCGGTAATGCTTGCGCTTTGAAGTTCGGCGGGCGCGGGGCTTGTGGGCTGTTCAATCTTTGCGGGTTTCAATGCTTCGGCAATCTTACCCGGCAGAGCGGACAGGAGTTCCAGCAAACCATTATCATTCTTTTCATCAGACATAGGATTCTCCATTACTTGCATCGATTTGGATAACTCAACCGGGCGCAGCAAGAAACGCCCTTTTTTGTCAACAGAGCCAGGCCAGTTTGTGAGTGACCCGCCCAAAATAACCTTTTCAACATCGTCGAAGGACGGCGAAAAATAGCGGCTTATATTTTTTTGTACTAACTCAATTCCGGCGTCTGTCCAGTCAAGGACAAATTGGATGACATTGCGGGCCGCGTCAAGCTCCAGGCCAACGAGCCAAGCTGCGCCGCCCTGGTGATCGTGATTGCGTAGGTCAATCGGAAGGCCGACAATCTGACCCTTGCTATCCCGCGTGCTCTCTAGTACGTCCTGGGTGTTTCTGACATAAGCGGGCAAATCGGACGGCTTGATTGTGATTGGTTTGCCGTGCATATCAACGGCGTCCCCCAACACGGCCATCCCATCAATTTTGGACAGGTGTCCGAGTTCTTTGTACAGGTCAGTAAAAAGGATATTATCAGGCATAATCTCACTATCCAAAAACAAAAAAAACAGACTGGCGATCTGCCAGTCTGTTTGACAAGGTAGTATTTTGCTTTTGCTAGGGTTTCCCCGGCTAGAATAAGTATATGCTAATCGTAGAGATTAGTCAAGTATCATCTTGTGCCAACAGTTTTATATATCTCTTTTCCTATCGCCGTGCCAATATTTATATTGGCCTGCTCTATTCTGGAAATCTCTCTATGGAATTCTTTGATAGGAGGCAGGACAAGAGAATAAATTACTACACGGAAACACAAAACGCTGATGTAGCATCTGCCTGGCTCTGTGGATATGTACAAGGGAAATGCCCAGGACGTGGGCGATAATACGAAATCGCATCCAACCTTGTCATTAGCCAGACTGAATAAAACGATATTTTTCATAGGCTCTCGTTAATCGTTGCAAAGATGTCTTTTACCAGCGGCCCCATCACGGACAGGGCCACGATAACAACAACCGCAACCAGTACCAGGATGAGGGCATATTCAACCATGCCCTGCGCTTTTTCGGTGAGTGAGAATTTCATGATTTTTTTCCTTTGCTCTGAGACTTTATAGGGGGAATGCGGATTCTCTTTCTCCCACGCTTCCCAATTTTCAATAGTGTCAACTTCGCACGGACTGATAACTTCGGCACCATCGACAAGCGCGTATGATACGCAAACCAGCTTTAGCACGCCCGTATTCCAAAAATCGCTCTTGACGTTTTTCGGCGTCAGATAGCCATTTTTACAGACAGGACAGAGAATTTGCTTAGCACCTTGCATATAGGGCGTTGCCATACTTTGAATTTTTTGTGTATTATCCATATATCTATTCGCCTATTTCCGAGATGCACACAATTTGCGCTTTTTTGGCGGGCTTGTTTTTCAAGCGGAATCCTGTTCCCGTTTCGATAAACTCAACTTCTTTTTTATTGACAAGCACGCTTAAAATCTTTGTCGGTGGGTAGTTTTCAGAAAACATAAACTCTGCTTCGTCAAACTCTTTTTGGTTAGTTGGCCCGATAGAAGAAGAATTGTCTTTTTTTTGCATATATCTATTATACGCCCTTTGTCAAGGCGTTATCAATGTTTTTCCATGTCTGCGCGTCAATTACTTGTGTATTCCAAGTTTTATCTTTTGATACTTCTAAAATGATGACATGCTTGCCGGGCGGCAGGCGGTCTATTGTGCGCCCCAGGCGGATAGCCTTCTGAGATATGCCTACATCGACAATCTTCACACCTTGCGCCCCTGCGATATTCTGATAGTCGCTCATATGCCTCCTATACTGTGAACAGTTTACCATCATCTGTAAATAGAAAATGCCGACATTGCCACGCACCACAATCAAAGTTTTCATTGCCGGGATATGGAATGTATCCGCGTTTTGTCCACCACGAAGCCCTGTGACGCTGGCCCTTTAGTTTTCTGCACGTTCTGCAGGGAAATCCGGGCGAGTGTCCATCTTGCCCGCCAAAAATCAACATCATGTTACCGGCACCGCGCGTTTTGGCTTCATTGTAAATACTATCCAGCGTCGCCGCGTATCCATCGGCGCGTGTGTTGCCAATGTCATTTGCTTCGATGCGCTGAAATTCCGGGTCCTTGCGCGTTTCGGATAACTGCGCAAACAAAACACTGATATTGGAAAACTCCTTTTCCATGCGCCCCGCAACCCAATCATTGAAGTCAGGATCGCGGTTTTTCAAATCTCCGCCGCCGTCAGTATAACCCAGGTCTGCGGCAGAGTTGAACGCATCCGAAACGGCGCGCTTGGCCGCGTTGCGTTTTGAAACGAGATTGCCGCCGGTCAAATAATCAACGATTTCGGCATATAGGCGCGCGCGGTATTCCTGGCGAATACCGGCATAATCCCCCATTGCCAATTCAAGAATATTGGCGGGCAGGTTAATCATTTTCGGCCTCGGTAAACGTTCTTTGCCATGCGGATCATATCGGCAGTTGCTTGCGCGTCGGTCTGTTCCACCTTCTGTTCTGGCATATCTTCAGGAGCATAGCCGGCCGCGCCCGCGTCCGGGGTAGTGGTCAGGTTCGGGCCTTTTACGCCGTTGATAATATCGTCATCTTCCGGGTTATTCTCCGGCATCCATCCCGCTTCTTTTCGCAGCGCCTTCATATCGTCATTGCCGAGCGGGACAATGCCGCTGATGGAGTTCAGGAACGAACCAAGCGCGCCCATATCAAGATTATTGCGCACATGGCTGAATTTGATTTTTGGCCTGCAAGTCATACCGGGAAAAGAGTCCTTATTCCATTTGTAAAGCCTTTTTCCGATCTGGTCGTCATATTGTTTCGCAAATCCATCCAGCATGGAATTGAACGTAAACACGCCCATGTTCGTGCTGTCAACCTGCGAAGCCTGCGCCCCGGTGTTAGTCATGGTGTTTAGCGCGATAAATTGCATCATATAGACTGACAACATTAGTATGCTGTAGTGCTTTATCGCTTCGAGCAAAGAAGTTGCGGATGAAAACGAAATATCCTTGACTTCTCCAGTGATTCCATAGGGCCAGGCGGCGTAGTTTCCTTCCTGTGCCGTTAGAATGGCGCGCGCTGCATCTGCAATATTTTGCTTATCGGTATCAGAAAGCGTTCCGGTTTCCGTTTTCTGAACGTTTAAGTAGCCTGCGCTATGCTCAAAGCCGATTCCCTGAATAACTTCCAAGCCAAACTTGATCCGCTCCAATCGCCACACGGCTTGTAATGGGCTGTTGCCTTCCGGGTTATTCGGGTCACCGAATTGATGATGTAACGAATCTTTGAGCGGGAGTGTAACCTGCCCGTATGGAAAATCTTGCTGAATAAAGCCCTGTACGCGCTTTTGGCCGTTCATATCCCAGCCAAAAAACGTAGAGCTATCACGGTATGCCAGGCGGCGAATCCCGATTAACCCATCGTCGGCTTCGCTGCGCCAATCATCCGGCCACTTAACGCCGTTGCCATCTACAAAGGGCGGCGGAACCCAGCCAGGCAAACGCAGAGACGGCACGGCGCTAAACCATGCAAAACCATCAAAGGGTGTGCGGGCCACTGCGGTTTCAAGATACTGCCCAAAACCGCCCTCCATATTGTCAAAGTCACTCAGGATAAAATCTTGATAGCGTTTATCATCGTCGCTGGCATCTTCCGGCAAATCTACAACAGGGGTAATATTGCGCGCCCAGGATGTAAATGCACGCGCGATCATGACAATTTCCGGGCAGGATGTTCTCAGGCGGGAATATATATCAGAGACGCCCGGCCAGAAAAGTTGTTGATTGTAGGCTTCGGAGATGAAACCCGCCCACTCTTTCAAGCCGCTGGTTCCCTTTTCTGGCTGATTCAAAAGAATGCGCACCTGCGTTTCCTGCTTTGGCGCGGCGGCTAATTCAGAGAAGCTCTTGATAGGATTATGATTTTTGCGAGACATAATTACTCCCATTTGTTTGTATAGTTTTCAATACGACCGAGGCCTAACAATCCATCCGATAGTTCTATCATATCATCTTCATAAGCGTAGCGCAGACCGCCATCAATCAAGTGGTTATTCTTTTCCACGGGGCGCGCCGGGCTGACAGGGTTGCCGTTCGCGTCTTCTTTCCATTTACACTGCTGTAATTCTTTGCGCATGTTCAGACACTTTACATCGACTATGATCGTCTGCTTTTGTAACCACTTGATACCGAATCGAACTGAGTCAGGGCCTTTCTTTGCGCCGGTTGCATTTATACCGTATTTGCGCAATTCTGAAATGCTCTTAGGCTCCGAGCTATCACAAACGACGCGCCTGTTCTTGACACGCGGCTTAAGTGTTTCTGCGAGTTGCTCGTTGTCTAAATCAGTTTCATAGATTTCATCATAAACATAAATGCGCTCATGCTTTTTATCATAATGCGAAGCTGCCCAAGCCGCCGGGTCTTTTGCGAAACCGAAGTCTAGGCCGTCGCGGGGATTTGTGCGTTGATTTTCCGGCAAGTAATACGGGTCATTCGGATCATCCAGGTTTGCCACAACCCAATTTGTAAAGATGACATTGCCCAGCACGCCCCAATTGCCCAGCGTGTACACGTCATGGAAATACTTGTCCGTTTCGTTTTCGAGTTCGTCAATGTCATCCTGTTCAAGAAAGTGATTATCTTTGTAGGTTGTTTTCAGGATTGACAGGGCATCGGAGTGATATTCTTTTTGGTCATCTGCCCAAGCTATCTTGCTGAAATACTCTTCATAAATCCAATGTTGCAGCATGATTGGGTTAAACAATAGTGTCAGCGTTTTCTTGATGTCGCCCGGAACCTTGCCACGAATACGCTTTTTTAGCTGCTTGATTGTTTTGTAATCTGCCTCGGTCGCCTCTTCTACAATGATGTCGGTCAAAACACCTTTTACAAACGTTGTCCCTTTTAGCTTCTCAACATCGTCAAGCCCGGTAAACTGCGCCTGGTAGCCGTTCTTGCATGTTATAGTGCCGTCCGTTTTGTTTATAGTGAACAGCGACGACAGACCCCAAGCGTCTATGACTTTTGTCACTTCCGGTATAACGGACGTTCGCAGGCTAGTTTTGGTTTGGCGACAAATCAAAAAGTTATGGCCGCCTTTGAGCAATAGATAAACGACGCGTTGCCCGATAACAAAAACACTTTTACCAGACGATGAGCCGCCGAAATATATCTGTACACGCGATTGATTATCAAGGTACGGCAGATAGGCAGGGTTAAAAACTTCTTTGTAGAGTTCAATCTCCATCTTTCACCAAGCGGACAACAAAATTATTAGATTCTACATTCACACCTACGGATTGCCCGTACTCGTCCCGGAATCGTCTCTCCAGCATCCAGGCTGCCGCCCGCCAGTCATCGGTGGCCGCCGACTGGATGCGCATGGTCAATATTTTACGCGCTTCAGCGTTGGCTCGTGATACTGCCTCTTGAAACTTGACATAATGGGGGCGGATGTCCTTCATCCATTCGTTGAATACCGCATATGAGACACCCGCTGCCTCTGCGCTGGCTTTGTACGTCAAGCCAAGCCGGATGTTGTCACAAATGGCTTTTTCGGTGATGTCGGTAAGCTTGGTGGGTCTTGACATTATTCGCTCATCAATACCGGCGTCTTACCGGTGGCGGTTGCCCAGCGTTCGAGCGCGACGGCAACATAGGCGGGGGAGATTTCAATAGCGCGACATTTGCGCGATAAGTTTTCACAGGCGATTATGGTTGTGCCTGAGCCAGAGAAGGGTTCGTAAACTATGCCGCCCTCATCGCTCCATGTTCTTATACCAAACGCAGCAAACTCAATAGAGAAAACAGCGGGATGGGTTTGGGTGTGTATTCCCCGCGCCATTTCCCTTCCAACTCTTATAACGCTATCCGGGACCTTGTAGGGCTGCCCTATTGTGTCGGGGCTTGCTAGCTCGTTCATGCTCCCGTCTTTTTGGCGAAATCTCTTTCCGGACGTGCCGCGCTTTTCACTCTCTCCGGTTGTCTTAATCCATTTATTAGCAGAAACCCGGCCAATCGAAAAGTGAAAAACAAACTCGTGCGAAGGTGCCAGCCTTCCGCTCCACTCACCGGGAAAACCGCTTCCTTTGTCCCAAACATACCAACCATAAAGCGGATGACCTAAATCCTTGCAATGAGAAATCCAATCGTTCCAGTAAAACTCGCAAGCGCCGTCCTTATAACTCATTCCGAGATTAATTAATAAATCCGACGGCTTCCCGCCCACAGAAAAAGCGCAATCGCTCATCCCGTTTGCAAGCGCAAGCCAATCAAAATCCCCTATCTCGTAGGTTCTTTGGTTTGAATATGGCGGCGACGTAAAACATAATCGGAACCGTTCCCCGCCCATCACCCGCGCCACGACCGCCGCGTCGGTGCAATCGCCGCAAATCAGCCGATGCTCTCCAAGTTGCCACATTTGCCCGCTTTCAACATTCCATTTTACGCGCAATTCTTCGGCCCGGTCAATCTTCGGTTCCGCGTCAACTTCCGGCGGTTTCTCGCTTTCCAATAACGCTTGATTTGCCGCCATCAACTCGCGGGCGTTGTCAAGCATCTCTTGCCCGAAGCCCGCCGCCTGTAGCAGGCTGGCGTCAACGTTGGCTAGTAGGTCGGAATCCCACGCGCCGCCGCCCGCGTTGGCAACCAGGTTCGCCCGCGTGCGCTTGTCAGCATCCCAGCCACGAATGGCGCGGTAAGTGAAGCGCCTGCCTCCCACATCGAAGTAACCGAGTTCTGCCGTGCCATCGGCCAGGGGCGGGTCAAACGTCTCGGTGATAGTCGGCTTTTGCGTCATCAATTGCGCTACGTTAGACCGCTGGTTTCCGCCGATAATCTCATCCGTGTCAAGGCAATGCACAATCCCGGACAAGTCGCCGAATTCTGTCATCGTCTCTTTTAGGCGTTTCGCTTGACGTGCGCTCATTTTGCGCGGGTTATTTGTGAACGGTTTCATCCATGCCTTTTTAGTTCCCTTCGTCGCCGGGGCTTACCCCAGGACAAATATTTGTTTTGTCGTATCTCCTCGGATTCGAGATACTGCGCCGTTACTTTCCAGTCAGTCGCCTTTTCGAGATACCTTTTGCGCGCATCGTCTCCGGCGCACAATTTTATAAGGTCGAAATAGTGCCGGTACATAAACTGTGCAAACATGCGCGCCTTTTCGGCAAGACCGGTGCCGCGTTCCCCAACAACGGCACCGGCGATTTCTTCCTTTTCTTCCGTCGAAACAGCCTGAGAGACTGCAATAGTGTAGGCGGGGCGCGGCTCTGACACAGGTTTAGCCTACCTTTGTGAGTATCGACATCGGAATCCACCACGGCAGGCCCTGCGCACTCAGTAGCGGGATGGTATAGGTATTATTTAGCACCGAATACCCACCGCCGCCTTTGAGAGAACCGTAAACGTGATGAAATAACCAGGGCGTTGCCGTTGGGTTGACGGTTTCGGGAGGAATGGCACTTATGGAAATGCTATCTATGCGGCCCCATAGCTGCCCGCCGAATGTTTTGGTTTCCAGCACGCGCACATAATTAGGGCGCGGGGAAATTGCAACAGGGCCGGGATAGGCCAGGCCGATGTATTTAAGCAAGCCCGCGCCATTGAAGCCAAACGTAGGTCCGAAATCATCTGAGCATATGCGCTCAAAATCTTTCGGTGTATTCCATTTTGCAATATAATTTTGCCATTTTTTAATCAGCGCCAGGATATTATTGGCCTTCGGTGGGGTGGTCGTCATGGGTTGTGTCAGTGGGCCGCCGCCTGGGGGAACCGTCATACCCGGGTGGGTAATGCTCCATTTGCGCGCGTCAACATAGTACAGCCCGGATATATTTGCAATCGGGGACACAACCGGATCAGGAACAACTACCGGCGGTTCTGGTTCGATAACGGGCGGGATGCTTGGGGTAAGATTATAGCGCGCCTGGAATTGCGATAGCGTACCGTTATAGTACGACTTGTCTATATTCAGACTTTCTACGCCAGCCGCAAGGCCATCCCCGTGTGATGTCCATTGCCAAAAAGTAACCTTGTCCCACGGCTTTGGAATGCGCACATTAGCGGGATTGTCCGTGTATTGCGCCAGCCAAAGCGGGTATCTTGCGAACCATTCAAAAGATGCTTTTTGGGTAACCGGATTGGGCGAATGTGCCAACCAATACCAGTAGCCGGTATAAATGCCTACTCTGGCCCAGGGTATCAGGCGCTCAATCTCCGAGATAAACACCGAGAAATGACGCCAGCCCGCATATGCCCCGTTATATGTTTCTTCATAATCTGCCCAGATTTCCATATCGGGCATACCGTGTTTCATGAGCAAATTCTTGATGCGCAGCGCCTGGCTGCCGGGTGAGTAGTGGCTGTCATAAAACCAATACAGCCCACGCGGTAGAACGGATCGGGATGCGCTCCAATTCGCGGCAAAGTCGCTATCATCCCAGGAACCCTGACCGGCCCGGATAATCACGCCCGCCGCCGATTGTTTCATCTTTGCAAAGTTTGTGATCTCAAGGGTGTCATTCCGGTCATTCCAGAATGAAATATCGTACACGTTCACTGACTTTTCGATAATGGCAGATTTTGCATTGAACAGCTGAGTAAACGCCGGGCGGGATGCGCTACCCGCCAGTAGATGCGCGGCTATATTGGAAATGGTTTCAGGGGTAATCTTTGCTTGTACGTTCATACGTTCACCGCCTGATGTTGCTCAATTTTCAAAGTATTCGGCTTGATAAATTGCTCTGGCTCGAATGTAATCGTGACGGTACAGCGGCGCAGCGGGCCGCCCTGCGCGGCGACTTCCACCGCCGAAAGATGATGCACGACTGAGTCCATGTCTGTGCCTTTTTTCCATTCAGCCGCAAAGCGCGCGGCCCGCACCCGGTCGAGATTGTCTGTCATTTTTTATCACCTGTAATCGAAATAAGAAACGCCCAAATAAGAGCAAGGATAATTGCAACTATTGCAAGAGTAATAATAACAGTCAGGGCAGTTTCCATCATTCGCCCCGCTTCCGTCTGAAAAACTTTGCCGGTTCTAATCCGGCGGCCCTGACCTGACTTACCAGCTTTTCAGCCCATTCTTTCAGGTCATCTATCATATCATCCCGCTTTTCTATTTCGCGGTCTTTACGAATTAGTTCTTTTTCAAGCGCAGATACGCGCCCGCTTAATACTTCGTTTTCTTCTTTGAGCGTGTCAACTATCAACTTTAATTGTACATAGGCGTCTTTTTTTGCGGCATTAACTGCGGTAAACAACGAAACAAAAACCGCTATTAGTCCGGTTATGACTGTAAGAAATGTAGCGATTTCGCTCATCATCTACCCCTAAAAATGTTCAATGGCCTGCCCCGTCGTATTTCCCGCTTTGCTGGATTTTTATGTCGACCAGCAGTAACACGAGTCGGACGGGGCAGGCTCCCCAAACTTATTAACCGCCCCGTGAGGCTTTGACAATCTCTTTCAGAGTGTCATAGCTGCCTGCGGCGGCAATAAACAATGCGACAACGTTCACCAGCCCGCCAATAAACGGGGCTGCGGCGGGAACCAGGGCCGACAGCGCCGGGGCATACTGCACCAAAAGCGCCGTAACAAACGCAGCCCCAAGTGCGGCAGGGCCTTTCCAGCCGAATTGAGCCTTGAAAAACCCAACGGCGGCCACAACGAACGCAACATCCAAGACGATTTCCATAGTTATCCTTTCGATTATTCGACAAATTTTTACATACTCATTATACACCCGCGCGGGCTAAATTCAATGACTGAAATTCAGGAGATGAATATAGAAACATTGCGGTAATTCGTCACTTTTGGCAACTTGGTGTAAATATGCGAATCTGTGCTTACAGCACGTAAGGATTGTATCATTGTACAATAATATTAAAATCGCTTGTATTCACGGTATCATTGTGATACAATCATACTGTGAATAAAGAGATAATCATTTTTACCGGAAAGTGCCCTTATTGCGACGAGCAAGTTCCGACGCCCGCCCCAGATATGATAAACAGGCGTCATCACTCGTGTTCGTGCGGTAAAAAACCCCACGCAACACGATACGATGACAAGGACGGGAATATTCACTTTTCGTATTCGTCAAACCGCAATCATCAGACCGTACAGCCAGGCGGGATGAAAGGCATTAGCATCCGCCTTCCAGACTATCAAATCACCTGGATAGGAACAAGCGCCGCAGAGCGTATTAGGATGTTAATTGACATGGCTATACGGGAAGATGATTGTGATACAACGTTTTCTAAACCATAGTTAGACCCCTATCTTGAAAAAGGAGAATCGCAATGGCAAAAAGAAAAGGTTATGCAATCGTCCGCGTTCACAAGCAAATTGAAATCGAGATTGACTTGGACGATGAAATTGAAGTTGACCAGCAAGCACTTGTCGAAAAAGCTGTTTCTGAAAAATTCGGAGAACTCAATTTTGAAATTGACGAACCCGATGAAGTTGAAATCCTTGAATGTGACTACGCCGAATAACATTGGCGGGGTCTAACAAAGCGTGCAGGCGACGTGGCGGTACAGCGCGGCTTATGGCATAGTTTCGCAACCGCCACGCGCCTAACGCCAACCGTTGGGCGGCTTCGCCCAGGAGAAAATCACATGCTTGAATTATCAATCAATGAATACTTCGTGGTTTGTGTTTTGTGCTGGAAACATGGCCCATCCGAGAAAACTATTGAAAAGGCCGTGAAAACTGCGCGTTTGAGCGGTTGGGTTTATGTGCCAGATTTGGCAATGAATCGCTGCCCGGAATGTGCCGCCCAACACCGCGTGCACCCGACCGCCGCTGGCGGGTCTACCAGCGACAATAATTCCGAAAGCGGCGGCGGGTAACGCCAGCCGTTAGGCGTTTACTTTTGAAAGGAGTAACCCCATGAAATTCAAAGAAAAATTGCAAAAGTTATTTGAAGAATATCTGGCAACATTGGACGACACAGACAAAGACGAATACTACAATCACGAGCAGGGAATTGCAAAAGATGTTTTTGAAGAGTTTATGGCGTGGCTTGAAAAGCGCAACGCCTAACAAAGCGTGCACCCGACAAGGGCGGGCGTAGGCTCTAAATCAATTATCAGGTTTGCCGCCCTTGCGGGTAACGCAAGCCGTTAGCCCGCGAAAGGAAAACAATGTTTACTTTGCCAACGGAAGTAGGTCAGCGTATCGAGCAGGCTTTGGCGCAAAGAGTTTGCACCGCCAACGATGGCTCTTATATCAGGCGCTCATCTGGGCGACGCTGCGCCGGTCGCCCCACGAAATACACCGTTCATCTGGCGTCTGGTAAGCCCTTTATCATTACCGCGTACGATGACGGCGCGGCTGTTGAAATCGCCAATAAGCGCGTTCTAACATCGCGTGCACTGGACGGGGCTAAATGCTTTGTCTGCGGCAAACCATGCGGCGGCGGCGCACTTTGCGAGAAGTGCGAACTCCCCGAGACGCCCCGCCAGTAACGCAAACCGTTAGCCGCTTCATTCGAGAAGCATGGGATTACATCGCAGATAGCCGCCCAACCACGCGCGCAGCGGACGTGTGCCACGTGTGTACTACGGTGTTTGTTCCGTCCGCCGAATATTGTCACGTTTGTGGCACACGCCGCTAACGCCAGTCGTTGGGCGTATACTTTGCAAAAGGAGATTTGAAAAATGGCACAAAGAATAATCGTTGAGTACACATATATCTTTTATTGCGATGGTGATTTTTTCGAGCAAAATACTTTTGATTCTGACGATGCTGCTATCAGGCACGCTAAAGCCGAAGAAGAGAAGCGCGGAAAACCTGTGAAGGTTGCAAGATGGTTAGAGTTTTAGTTGAGAAATACTCCCAACAGTTGCGCGCAGCGGACGGCTGAAACTCGTGCGCGTGTATGAAGAGTCGGAAGTCGAAGAAGTCTCCGTTGGCGAGTATCGGCTGAAGAACCGCCTCCGCTAACGCAAATCCGGTTGGATTCTGAAAGGAAAATTATGTTTACACCTGAATTAGCAAGTTTGATTTGCGAAATTGATTTATCCACACCTGAAAAGATGTCCGCGTTCAAGGCGTGGCAGTTCGATGATGGCACACTGGAAGGCTTGCAAAAATTGTACGAAGCCCAACAAAGCGCGCAGCCGGTTAGTGTGCAAATTTCAGGGCTTACGGCAGATGGCGATGTTTTACCGCCGTGCCGCTAACGCAAACCGCTGGGCGTATGCTTACACAATGAAAATTCTTGCAAACATTCTCGGTAAGCCAGCAGCGTCGGCAACTTCAAAAGGCAAGTTGTGGCGCGGTCAGTATTATGTCAAAAGCGGCTTTGTTGAAAGCGGATCGCCTATATGGTTAGAAACTCCTAATAAAGCGTTCACACGACTCTTGCTAGTCGTCAAGAAAATTCAATCACTGGCGAGCGTCCGCAAAAGCCGGTAACGCAAACCGTTAGCTGGCAACTTGCCAGAAAGGAAAATTGTATGCCTACTTTTATCAACCCAAATACTGGCTTCCCCGATGAAACGCCCTGTATTGGTTGTGGCTGGCCGCTGTATTGCTGCTTGTGCCCAGCCGATGACCAGGACGAAACAGAGAGCCAGCTAACACCGGTTGCGGCGAACTTGGCTACCACAGCCCCGGACGAGATAGACTTGCAACTAAAAGACTTACTCGACCAGGCTGATGGCGCGTAACACGCCAAGCCGCTAAACCAACCGTTAGACCGCACCTTCATTCAAAGGTGCGTCAGGAGAATGAAAATGGAAACACTCGAAGGAAAAACGCTCGACATCTTGAAAGCCGCTCTTGCCCAACTGCAAGCCGCAAAGCCGAATGACCGCTCAGAAATTGACAGGCGGTACGCCGTCGCCATCACCGAACAAGAGAAGGTTATTGCATATTATGATACCTTCGTCAATCGGGCAACGGTCTAACAAAGCGCGCAGCGGAATTGGGGCGGGCGTAGGTGTCCGCAGGTCAAGTACCAGCCGCCCCAATCCGCTAACGCTTGCCGCTAGGTGGCCTCCATGCAAATTGTAGAAGTTGAATGGGTAGATAGTCAGGCTTTTGATGGCTGGCACGGTTCTGAAGAAATGAAAAACTGGAACGATTCTCTTGTGTGCAAATCCGTAGGATATTTGTTACGAGAGAGCGAAGACAGAATGGTTTTAGTTATGTCGGAGAGTTTCGGTTCTGGGGCACTCGATAATGGAATGACAATTCCGCGCGTTGCCATTATCCAAATACGCCACCTAACAAAGCGGGAACCAGACGCGCGAAAGTCTGGCGCGAAAATCGTATCATCCAAATCAAAAAGGTCTGCAAAACCCGCGCGCCGGTAATGCAAACCGTTAGAAAGCACCAAACATCCCCGTGCGGGGATGTTCTGTTACACGCTTTGACCTGCGCCTAATCGGATGTATAATATAGGCATGGGTGAAAATTAGAAAGGGGAAAATCATGCACACAACCGAGAGAATATCGGGGAATGTTATCTACGTTCGGTTTGATGAAATTAAAAGCGGGTGGGAGCAGTGGCTGCTACTTTCAAGTGATCGGCATTTTGACAGCGCACACTCTGACAGACAATTACAAAAATATCATCTTGAAAAAGCAGTAGAGCGAAACGCGCTAGTAGTTGACAACGGGGACATATTCGACGCCATGCAGGGCCGCAATGACCCACGCTCCAGCTATGCCGAATTACGCCCTGAGTACGTGGGACGCCCGGATTATTTCAATGCCATCGTAAATGACTCCGCTGACTTTTACCGTCCGTATTCCAAAAATATTCTGATGCTGGGAAAAGGAAACCACGAAACAAGTGTGGAAAAGAAAAATCAAATTGATCTGATCAGCATGTTGATTGCGAAACTTGCCCCGGGCCCGCTGGCTGGGGGTTATGGTGGCTATATTAAGTTTGGTTTCAGGCGGGGCACTTGGCAGAAAAGTATCAATCTAAAATATATGCACGGTTGGGGAGGCGGCGGCCCGGTAACGCGCGGGGTAATCGATACAAACCGGCAGGCGGTCTACTTACCAGATGCGGATATTGTTATCAACGGGCATACCCACGATAGCTGGTATATGCCGATTGCTCGTGAGAGATTTGACCAAAACGCAAAAATCACCCATGACATAATTCATTTTGTGCGCACCCCAACCTATAAAGATGATTTCGGGGATGGTTCAGGCGGCTGGCATGTCGAAACGGGGAAACCGCCGAAGCCAAAAGGCTGTGTGTGGTTGCGATTTTATTATTGGAGCGAAGATATACATATCGAAGTTATCCCCGACATTACAGCCTGACAACAAAAATCCCGCCGAAATGACGGGATTTTGTTTTGCGGTCGTTGGCCGGACACGGGCATACCGTGTCCCAGGATTCGAACCTGTCGCTCTCCTTTGCGTTCGTGGTTGTAAGAGTACCGCATCCCTATTCTACCATAAAGCGAACCGCCCCGGAGGATGGGGGCGGTTCTAGGAGAAAGGGAGGACATGAAGAAGCTAGAATTATTGTAGCACGTCAGGCGGGGAAAGTCAACTAGCGCTAAGTAAACAATCGTACTTGTGTTTACACCAAGTGATAAGATACTCAATCATTCCGATCTCATCCTTGTATTTATTTAGCTCGCCTTCTGTAAAAATTCCGCATGAATAAAAACCTTTATCCCGCCAATCAACCCTAATCGATAAGGCGGCGCTTCCAAACATTTTATCGATGCGCAGGTTTACTTCGGCCCCATTCCCAATTTCTTTTTGCATTTTTTGGATAATCTCAGAAGAACTTAGAGACACTCGTATCCTTTCGCGCCGCTGAACTACGGCGCTGTTTGTATCGGATAATATACGTTATGCAATCCAGAAATCAACGCCGGGAAAGTTTTTATTAACTTCGTGCCCGGCATAAATTGGAATGAAATGATTCACGTCATCATCGGGAATATAGCCAGCCGCCACCATTGCATCGGCCAAGCCTTGAACCATATTTATAAAATCCCAGCGGGCGTTAGTTTTACGACGAAAACAAATCATAATCCAATACGGATATTCAAGCCCTTCGACCATCTCAAGCCATCTGACGCGCTGCTCCGCTAGTTGGTCGGTAATCATTGATTCGTCCGCCTTGGCTGCTTTGCTCTTGGCAACGTAGGGCTTTCCGGTACGCCGGTTACGGTGTATTTCGCGGCTATTTTTGCTACTATGTATTTCGCCGTAAATTTTAATCATTGGCATGTTCGGTCCTATGACAATCTCTACAAAGCACCACAGTCAACCAGGGGACAAATTGCTCCAGCCAAAGAAAATAGTAGCCCGCTGAAAAGTGGTGAACGTGGCAAATGTAATGCTGGTATCCGCACCGCTGACAAGTGTAATTGTGGCGTTCTTTTTGTTCGCGGCTAAAGCGTTTCCAGTGGTTACTTTGTAGATACTGCTCCCTATACCACCTGCGGCGGGGCATAAAGAACTGACGAAGGTAAATCAGTAAATCACTCATCAAAACAGCTCCTCTTGTCCCTGCGCACGCATAATCCAGGCCTCGGGTATCCCGCGCGTGTATGTGCAATCGGGCCAGCCTGGACAACCAAGAAACTGGTTCCCGTTTGTTCGGTTTGTTTTCAC